AAACGTGCATTGCCAATTTTGCCATTCGCCAAATCAGCGGCTAAGGTGATGGTGACTAAATCCGCGCCACTAAGGGGGGTTGCTGAAAACGGTGTTGCCATTTTAATTCCTTTCAAAAAAAGGGGCTAAGCCCCTGTGTGTATTAAGCGTATAGAACGCCTTGGAACTGTGCGCCAGAACAGGTTAAATTGCCGGCCCAGCCGATCAGCTTAACCACTGCATCTTGGTTAACCGATTGACGGTCACCGCCAATGGGTACAAAGTTGCGGTCACGATGTGGCCTGAAGAACATGAATTTACTGTTCAAGAAATACATCCGGTTTGAAGGAATTGCACCACCGATACCGCCATCAAGATACACATCACAATTTAGGCCAGCGCCCAAATATTTAATTGACGTGAAGCCAGCAGCGGCGCTGTCCTCGCTGGTTACGCGCTGAATTGCTTGCAAGGATTCCAAGAAAAAGCGATAGTAGTTGTTATCCGCTACGATCATATCGGGGCGATCTGTACCGCGAACCAATTGAACGGCCAAACGGTTCATGTAGCTCTGGATGTTGGTGCTTGATACTGCTGCTCCGCCGTCGCTCACGCCGCTGAATGCGGCATTGCGCCAAAAGCTCCAGTTTGCACGGTTAATACCGCCATAAGTGCCACTTGATGGGGTGGTGCTAATAGCTGCCTGCAAACCGGTGATGTCTTTGCCGCTATTTCCGGTTCCATCGCTGTAAATGCCGGCGCTGATCTGGTTTAACAGTTGCGCTTCAGCTACTTGGATACGGCCTTCAAGCATGTCGATGCGCTGCTCTCTGCCGCTGTTTTGCAACATTTCAAAGCCGCTGATGGATACACTGGATGCGTACTGTTTTAAATCAAACTGAGCAGCGCTGATAGGGCTGTTGGGCGTGATGTCAATCACGTCATAGCCACTGTAAGAAGAAGCGGTGATGGTGGAAGCGTCGTTATACATCAGCTCTTGCATAATGACGTTGCCGCCGCTGATGGTTTTAACGTTGCCACGGCCTTTTAGCTTGGTAAGTAACGCGTTATTTTTGGTTACCGAGTCGGCCAAAGTGCCTGAACGGCTTTGAATGGTGGTCGTGACAATGTCACTCAAATTAGCAAATGTTGCCATGGTTTCCCCTTATTAGGTTCATCTATCAAATTGGGATTCAAGAATATCTCTCAAACTTCCCGCTACGGTTTGACTGCCTGACGATGTTGGTGAACTGCCTTTAACGCTTACGCTTGCGGCTTTCGCTCGCTGGTTTCGTGCCTGCTCTTCCTGTTGCCGTCTTGCTTCTGTCGTTTGCCGCTCGATAAGGGTTTGCCTAATATCGGGTCGCATCCATATAGCCATTTCGTACGCGTCTTGCAACGATTGAGCCTTACCTGATTCCAGCAGGTCGGCCATGTCGTTGCGCACCGCGTCAAAATGCTCTTTATCAGCTGTTGCAAATTGCGCCAGTTCGTGGTTCGCTTTTACTTGCTCTTGCTGTTGTAATGAATTTTGCCATAACTGTTGAGTTTGGCGCAACTCATTTAACTGGTTCATTAAATATTGCGTTTGCGGATCAATGTTTTGCGGTTGCTGCGCTAACCCTAGGTCAACGCCATATTCTTGGGCTAATTGCTGTAGATATTGCGCTTTTGTTACTGGGTCGCTGTTGCGCAAAGTGTTATCGGCGTGCAATAACCTTTGAATTGCTTGAGGCGCATCCATGCCCGTGCGCTGAATGTTTTGCATATAAGGTGATATTGCCTGTTCAAATGCCCGCGCCCTGTGTGCATGGCCTTTAAACTCTTCAATCCCTTTCAGAAAATCCGATTCTCGCCGATTAGCTTCAGCGGTCAGAATCTTGATTTCCTGCGGTGTTAATGCTTCCCCCCGCTCGGCTTTAATATAGGCTTGTTTTGCCTCTGCCTTCCAGCTTGACGGGGCTTTGATTTCCGGTTGTTCTATCGGTGTGTTTTCACTTTGCTCGGGAGTCGTGTATTTGCCTTGTTCGTCTCGGGGCTGTTCTTGCTGATGGTTAGCTTCGGGCAGCGTTTCTGTGCTTTCAACTGTTGTTGCCGTTGTTTTTTCAGTGTCAAATGCTTGTTCTAGTGCTTCGCGTAGGTTTTCCATGAGGTTCTCTCTGGTGGTTAAAAAAACTAAATGCCCAAACGGTGCATGGCGTTGGCTATGTCTTGCTTGATATTTCCCGCCGGCTTGTTATCTGGCCGGCTGCTCATGTGGTGCTTTATCTCGTTGCCGACTTCGACTAATCGATGCTCTTTTAAATGTTCTCGATGCTGCGAACGTGAACCAATCCATTCGCCGGTAACCTGACTTTTATAACCTGCAATATCTTTCATAACCATGGGCGCATTCGTAATATCCGGCTGGTACTCTCCACGGGGCACAAGTTTGCCTGTGATGCGGTCTTGCACCCAGCCGCCCCGCTGCACTTTTCCGCTAAACACCTGATCAAAATTTGATGAAAATGCCGCATAATCCGTGGGTCGTTGTTTGTCGCCTTTCCCTGCTTCGTGTGCCATAGTTCCCCCTAATACGCCAATAAAAGCATTTCAATTGCTTCTTCTTCCTCATCCTCAAGGCGTTTCTGCTCCATCAAAATAAGGATCTTTTCGGCCACAAACCTTTGCGCCTCTAGGTTTGTTTTAAGCCCCGTGTAATCAATATTGAATTGTTTTCTTGCCTGCGGAACTGCAGCCAGCGCCCTTTCTGGCGTGCGCTCTACGGCTTCAATTACTTCTTGAAGTTGGGGCAATTCAGGCTTCTGCGGTTTTTTCTCGTGCTGCTTTTTCCACCACCGATAATAATAATCGCCGCCATCGTGGGTATCCGCGCCGGTTATTAAACCCCAAGCATTTCCCCACGCTTTGCCCCATGATTTACCCCATGCGTTGGCCATGTCTTAAACCGGATTCCACGGGTCAATCTCTTGGCCTGTGCCTTTTACTTGAACATCATTAACATATTGAATATTGACATCGACCATGCCCGCGGTCGTAAATGTTAGGCTATCAGTTTTAACTTTAATTGCCGTAGAGGTTGCTTGCAATGCCAAATCAGACGCTTTAATCTCTGCCGTTCCGTCCCATTGCAAAGTTCCGCCGCCCACAACGTTTGCCCCGTCTTTTACAACAATTGCATACACCCCAGCAACTGGTGCTGGTGATGTGGGTACGCTGCCCCAGTAAACGCCAGGGCTGTTTGTGTCGCTCATGGTTATCGGCCCGATGCCAAATAACCCCGCTGTTGGGTCGCCAGATAGGTATAAAACCGCTATTAGCGTCGTTAATCCAGTTTGCGGGTATGGAAATTGAATTTCATTTGCCATGATTTTTCCTTAACTGATTCGATAACTCACGAAAGTATTTGACGCCGTGCGCCTAATTCGGAACATTGCGCTTTCCCCTGCGCTGACGGAGTGACTTCCGATTAAAGTCACTCCAGTGTTAGCGGCCAAAGTCACGGTTCCAGTTCCTGTATGAATCAAGCTGAAATCAAAAGCCGTGTTGTTAATCTTTTCAGCCGGTAAACCTGCATCTATCGTCGTGCCTGTCGGATAGGTCAGAGTGGTATTAACGGTGCCCGTGAATCGGATTATTCTGCTCTGAAGTTCGGCAGCCGTGAGAACCGCAGGTGCTGATTTTGATGTTGGAGTGGACTGGTTAAAAAAGACCTCCCCATTCTGAATCACATCGCCTGCACCATTGATCGTGAATATTTCTGTTTTCGCTGAGTAGAAACTGAATTTTGACGCACTCGATGGGACTGTCAACCACATTGCATTTAAGCCTATGCCTAATGCATAATCTGTCGATGATGCCGAAATCGACGGATAAAGAACAATCTTTGTGCCAACGCTTCGTGTCGTTAAGGCTGGATATGCAACTCCATTGCTGTTGAAATCAAGCCGGTTGCCGGTTGCTCCATTAAGGTGAATCTGACCGCCGCCGGTAGCTGTGTCGTTTGCTTTTGTGCTAACAAGCTGTCCCGTCAATGTTCCGCCCGTGAGCGATAGTTTTGTACTGTCAGCTACTGTGATGTCTGCTGTACCATTAAAGGCAACTCCGTTAATGTTTCTTGCGGTCTGCAAGGCCGTTGCCGTTGCCGCGTTTCCTGTTGTGCTTTGGTCCAAAATAGGAATGTCTGCTGCTTGAATTTCCGACATCGTGACATTTGAGCCGTTTCCTCTTAGGTACTGCCCTGATGTAGTTGCGCCCGCTATGGCATTAAGTGCGCCCTGCTGAGTACTTGCGCCAGTGCCGCCGTCGGCAATAGCCAAGTCGGTGATGCCCGTAATTTTGCCGCCAGTAATGGCTACGGAGTTAGCATTTTGAGTTGCGATCGTACCCAAACCAAGCGAAATGCGAGATTGCCCTGGCGTTTTTTGTGTCCAAGCTGTGCCGTTACCAACGATGAAATTATCCTCCGTCGGGGTCAATGCAGCAATTGCCGTCAAATCGCCGTCAAGCGGCTGGTATGCCGTTGAATCCACGCTGCCATCAGCTTTCAGGAATTGGCTTGAAGTGCCGCCCGATTTTATGAACTGCGCAGCCGTTGCCGTTCCAGTTATTGCAAGGTCGCCAGCTCCATCTACCGAGAATGTCTCCGTAGTTCCTCCGTAAACTTTGAATTTACTGGTCGTGGTTGCGTCTGGCAATGATACCCAGATAGTTGCGTTTCCCACGCCGATTGCGTAATCGGTTGTCGTGGCACTTAAGCTAGGCCACAGCGTTATTTTGGTTCCAACGCTTCTTGTAGTGAATGTCGGGTCGGCAAATGCGGTGCCAGAAAAATCAATTCGGTTGCCGCCAGTACCTCGCAAGGATATCTGGCCGCCGTTCGTGGTGGGGTCATTTGCCTTGGTGCTGATCAGTTGACCTATGATTGTGCCGCCGTTTGTGGGTAAATAAGAGGTGTTATCGTAACTGATAGTCGTGCCGTTTGCTTTGACAAAACCCGTGCCATTTAATTCGGTTTGAGCGTCCGTTATACCATATCCCGCCAGCGTCGTCGGTGTGCTGGTAATGCTTGAAAATGCTGGTGTAATAGTGACATTGGCCGATGCCGTTAATCTACCCTGTGCGTCTACGGTGTACTGTGGTGCTTTCGTTGCGCTGCCGTATGTTCCCGCCGCTACCGTCGTGTTGGCTAAGATCGTGGCAAAGTTGCCCGTGCCGCTACCTGTTACGTCACCCGTTAAGGTGATAATCTGATCGCCCGTGTTTGATCCACTGATTGAGGCATTACCTGTAATGGCAAGGGTTGAGTTTGCGTTTGTTAAACCCGTGCCGCCATACTCTGCGTCAATAATTCCGCTATTAGGTATTTGAAAAACCTGCGTCCAAGAAAGTATAAAATCCCCCGCCAAGCCTGCTGGGGCAGTGAAAACGGTTAACGCACCGTCATTCGCAAATTCGTATTTTATCGCTTCTCCGTTCTGCAAATACTGCCACGCGCTCAAAGGTCCGCTTTGCAAATATTCAGCATTGACGGCCATGTAACTGCCCTGCGGGTCTAGCGGGCCGAATGATAAGATATTTTCTAAGGTGATGCGGTTTTCAATTTTTAACGCGCCTATGCCTGTGGGCGTGATGAGAATATCGTCACTGACCTGTGTGCTGGTAATGGCATTTGAGGTCATACTCAAATTGCCTAATATTTGAGTTCCGCTCGTAATGTTCAAAACGCCGCCAGTAATACTGACGTTGTTGGAGTTTTGCAGGGAAATTGTGCCAAGACCAAGCGAGGTGCGCGTTTGCTCTGGTGTTTTTTGTATCCAGCTCGTGCCGTTTCCAACAATGAAATTTCCTGCCAATGGGGACAATGCTGCGATTGCTGTAAGGTCTGAATCTAATGGTTGCGCATCAATTATCCCGTATCCTGCTAATGTGGTAGGTTTTCCCGTTACGCTTGAAAAAGCAGGAGTGATTGTGACATTTGATGAAGTTGTTAAACGCCCCTGTGCGTCAACTGTGTATTGTGGTGTTTGAGTAGCATTACCGTATACGCCTGCCGATACTGTAGTGTTGGCTAAGTTAGCCAGCGGTAATTTTGCATTGCCATCCAAGGGGGCATAGCCGTTTTCTGCTCCTTTGTTTACTGCGTTTTCTGGAGTAAAACCCAATGCCGCTATTATGTCGGCATATAAAATTTTTAATTTGGTTATAAAAGCCATGATCAACCCAATTTTATAAAGTACGCAACCAATCCACTAAATGCACCAATGGCCGCACTGCCGGCACTTATCATCATCAATGCGCCTTTCATTTTGCCTCGGCCTTCCGCTAAAAGGATTTTTATTTCATGTACTTCGGCGGCTACTGCTTCCACTTTTTTATCCATGTGGGTGATGCGGTTTTCCATGTGTATAAATCGTTCTTCATGTCTTGCAAGGTCTGCGTTAGTCATTCACTCACCTCAATAGCTGCAATGGCTTTGCCGTTTTGATCTCGCTGTATTACCCGTTTTTTAGGCTTTTTCATTTCTTCCGCCGTGCCTAGTAATACCTGCGCTACTGTCCCTAATTGGTTAACTGCCTCGGCTATGCCTGCGCCGTGCGCTGCGCCTGCTTGGCTGATGATGTCTGCAATTCCGTTGAGTTTGTCTTGTGCGTCAATTTGAAGAACTGCGGCTGGTTTCTGCTGCGCCTGAGTTTGCATTTCGGCTATCTGTAATCGGGTTTGCGCGTCTAGTTGGGCTTTATATGCCTGCCTCTCTGTCTCGGCTTGTTGTTTCATTAGCTCGATCTCTTTGGCGTTCTCGGCTTTAAATTGCTCAATCTGCGCTTGTGCTTGTAGCTTTATCTGCTCTACCTGCTGTTGCGCCTGAAGTTTGGCTGATTCCAATTGCTGGCGCGCTTGCTCAATACCCTGCTCATGCTGCAATCGCATTTGATCGGCCTGTTGCTGCGCTTGTGCCTTCATCATCTCGGGGTTTGGCTGCTCGGGTTTGGGCTGGCGCATCTGCTCTAACGTGTTTTCCAGTGCCGCTTCTAATGTCCGCCCGCTCTTAAATGTCCTCACTACGAACATCAACGCTTCGCCTACTAATGGCGCTAACTCCGGTGATTGCTGCATAATTGGCAAACTGTTTTGCATTGCCTGGCCAAACGCACTCAGAAACTCAATCCGGCTTTGTTTTTCTGCCAATTCATTCATCTCGGCCAAACTCTCCGCCTCGATGTCAATCCGGTAATTTCTAGCTGGTTCTGCCTTGATTACCTCTAATGCTGCCCGCGCGTATTGTGCATCGTCAGTGCCCTGTATCCCGCTCATGTTAATAAGGGTTTGTGGGCTGTACAAATCCATCATCAACTGCGCCTTGATACGCAATGTTTCGGTAACAAACAACGCCACGCTGTGTTGTAATGCCTTCAGCCTCATGGATGCATACTGGCCTTTGATCTGTTGAGCCGTAGCGGTCTCGCTGGCCATGCTTGAGCCTCTGATAATATCGCTCAGGCCTGTCACGTCATAAACCACCTGCTTGGCTCGCTCTAGGCTTTCATAACATGCCTGCAACGCCTTCACCACAATATCTAGTGGTAAAAATTGCACAGTGCCTTGTATGCCGCCTTTTTCCGAAAATGCCGCCCAAGTATCCACGGGTATTAACACGTTATCCACACCCTCGTTCAGCATCCGTTGAACGCCCGCCGCCGATGCATCGTACACGCCCACGATCTTAATTGCATCCACTAACAAACCGATGCGCTTGGTTAAATCGTCGATCTGGTCGGCTTGGTCTTGGTATAACTTGTAATCCGGCACGGGTACTAGCGTATCCGTGGTCATCGTGGCAAACAAAGGCTTTGGGCACGGCCAGAAACCATCCAGCCCGTAAGGGTCTGGTTTATGGTCAAGTATCTCATCACACCCTTCGGCCACCCAGTAAACGCACTCCTCGGCCTTGTCCCAGATCTCCCACACTTGCGCTTTCTTCATGCGGTCAATCTCAGATTGATTCATGCCCTGGCTGCGCATCTCGTCCAGCCCGATTGGTTCATGCGTCATTGGTATGCGCTTTGTAATGTCCTCGCCAAAGCGTTTTTCTAGCTCTGATCTAGCCATGTATTCACGCTTTGCCACCCAGCTCACTTCATCCCAGCATCGTGCGGGGGAGCATCTGAAATCCTCCCAATACACGTAATCTACTGGAGTGGTTTCCGTCTGCATCTCGCCAAATTGGGGGGTTATGCCTGTGGGTAAATTGTGGATAACTTCTTGTTGCTCATATTGATCATCGTTTGCGCCAACGGTCTCTATCTCCTTGGCTTCAAACCGCACCCACACCGTACCCCGCCCGCATAATAACCGGTCTAATGTCGCAGCCCTTGTCGCATTTTCAAAATCGCCGTAATTGTCGATCTCGTATTGAAGCGCCCGTTCCATAATCGTCGCTGCCGTCCGTGCCACTGGGTCTTTATCCTTCCAACGCCGCTCGACAATCGCTCGTGGTGTTTTTGCGTAAAGCGCAGGGAACAAGGTTTGGATATTGCTCCACAAAATGTTATATCGCTTGTTGCCGTCGTAGCTGCTGCTACGGTCGTCCCTGTATCTCTTGACGATCTTCTTGCTAGCCTTCACCCATTTATCATCTGCCTTTTTGGCGTTAGACAATTCCTGATGCAGCTGCTGCGCCGTTTTTCTCGGCTTCATATCCTGTTCGAAATACGGGGGGTTTGTTTCCATAACTCTTCAAGCGGTGCGGTAATAATTCGCCCATTTTGCAACGAAACGGGGAAAATATCCATCTTTTTTGCAGATTCTGGGGGTTTTTCCGCTATTTTCTGCGCTCCGTAGCAAAAACTGTCGGCGGGGTGGCTTGCCCAATTGTGTACCGGCTCACGACTCATTACCCCTGTTTCTTCGTTATAGCTAAATTCCCACGCGCGTAACCCGTCTAGCCCTGCCTCGCATAACTGCCGGTTAAATGCGCATCGATTGATCACAGTTCTGGCCGCCTCAATCTGGTCTTGCTTCTTGCTCTGGGGGACTATCTCGCAACTGCCTGCGCCAAACGCACTCAAGAACTTCTCTAGGGTCGTGTGGCGGCTTTGAAATGTCTTAGCTCTAGCGTCGTGCGGTAGCCATATCTTCGCCTTTTTGGCTCCCAGCTCTCTTATATTGTCTTGAATTCGGGGTATCCATTCCTCTGCATCCAGTCCGGTGTCTGCGTCGTATTTCAGTAAATGAAACCCGCCAGGCACTGCCTGCCAATACCAGAATGAAGCGGTATCCCTAAAGCCAAGGTCGGCACTCACGCCCATTGTGTCGCCGTGTGCGTCATATTTCACATCGTCGTGAATTCTGCCCTCTCGCTCGGCACGATTAACCCACTTGGCAAGAATTGCCCCGACTGATGCGCCATAGTGGCCGCCCCAAACGTGCTCGGCTCTGTCCTCGTCTGCTTTGTAATCGGCTTCCATGTCCGCCCGTAGGGGGGTTTGATCAAACCATGGGTTGTCGTTCCAGTTGACATTGACGCAAATCATGTCTGTGCGCTGTTCGCCCCTGAAAAACTTATCCACAGCATCGGTCTTAAATCGGGGATTCCATGTAAACCAGAGCTCTGAGTTGGGCTTTCGAATTGTCGGGCGCAGCAAATCCAGACTGTACTGGCTCAGTGTCTGCGCTTCCTCCACCCATGCGCAATCATAGCCCTCCAGTGATTTAATACTGTCGGCTGTGTGATTTTGCATGCCCTGAAATATTATCAGCCCTGTGCCGCGTCGGCTCCTGATCTGGGTGTCCAACACTTCAAAGTAATCGCCGGCGTTTAATGCGCTGATCTTATCCTCAATCAAGCGTTTAACAGATTGGCCTAATGACTTCTGAATCTCACGAACGCAAACTGTGCGCCGGTCTGGGTCAATGATGTGGGCTTCAATCACCATCTCGGCCATAAATTGGGATTTCCCGCCGCCTCGTCCGCCGTAAGCGCCTTTATATCGGCATGGCTCCAGCAATGGCAAAGCCCATGCGGGGGTTTGAATCTGGAGCACGGTCACGGCTTGACAATCACCCGTTCAATTTTCTGAATTTGCAACCCGCCCGATAGCTCTACTTGGGTAGGCGCATTAAAACCGTGCATTGCGTTAAGCTCTTTAACCGCCGCTGTCATGCCGGTGGATTGCTGCCGCTCTTGTGCTACTGCATAGGCTTCTTTCAGCGCTTGTACGCTCTCTTCTCTCGTCCAAAGCGCCTTTGATTCTAGCTTCTGTCTTAGTTCGGCTACCCTCTGGGCGACCTCTGGGCGTGCCATTACTTTGCTGGCGCTGTCCCAAATACTTGCCGGCTTTGTATCTGGTCTTGGGTTGTACGCTGTTCTGTATGCGTCGGCCTGGGTCATACCATCCGCAATGCATTGTGCAAACTTTTCTTTTTTGTCCGTTAGTTTTAATGCTTTTGGCTCCATAACTGAATTGTAGCACGTTCACAAATTTATTTAATAGGGTTTTTATCGTGTAAATGTTTGTTTTATATCGTTAAAATTTTGCCATGAATGTATTTGACAAAATAGCGGCTCGCACTGTCGAAGAGGGTGATTGCCTGCTATGGACTGGAACCATGTGCGCTAGCGGTACCATCCCCTCTATTTTCAATAAAGGCAAACTGACTTCAGTTTGTAGGCTTTTGTGGGAAAAGAAAAACGGGTCAATACCGGCTGGAATGCTTATTTATCGCACATGCGGCAATATCCAATGTGTCCGACCTGCTCATCTTGGCATATGCACGGTGTCAGAACTTGGGCGTTTCAGTGGTTCGCTTGACAAACAGAAAAAAAGCGAACTTCAAAAGGTTGCCATATCGTTAACCATGCGCAAACTCTCCAAGCTGACTCAATCTGATGTTGATGACATATTGACATCACCGGATAAGGTGTCAGCCCTTGCTGAGCGTTTTAATGTTTCTGAGCGATCTATTTATCAAATTCGCTCGGGGCCTAGGTGGAAGTATCGGGCTTCTAATCCTTGGGCTGGGTTGCTCTAAATGCGGCAAATGGAATTGTCGCTTTGTGCACAATCAGTGTGTTGTAGTATTCATCACCCAAAGCCCCCCCCTACCCCGTAGTGTTATAACTATTTGGTAGAGAAGAGTTAAGGCCATCACCCCGATAAATCGGATATTCATGCAACGGATTGGTTACCGTTCACCCCCAGCTTGAATATTCGCCCAGCTGCACGGATTGTTCGGGAACTGCCCCCTAGCCAGTGTGATTGATGATGGTGGCTGGTACCGATCTCCAGCTTTGTCGCCATTTATACGCCTCTGAAGCAGAGCTATACTCACTTTCTCAGGCACTCCTTATGTGGCGCGGTGGTTTATCCAACTCCGTATCCACTCCTGATCTACAACGTATCGGCCTACGTATTCACCATCATCAATCACACGTTTGCATACCGTGTCTCGGTTTTCTTCCACGCAGCCCCAATTGCGGCTCTTACTATCGTGTGGAGTACGGCCAGAGTAACATTGTTACCGCCAAAAAAAAAACCCACAACGCTGTGGTGTCTTGGCCTCTGACGGGAGGCGGTCTAAGCGATATGAAACTCCACTACAAAGTTACGCTTAAACGGTGCAAGACACCGCAAAATTGCGGGTTTTATAGTGTGGTTTCAATCGCCAGTCGTCACCCTGACAATTGAACTATATCACACTCTGCGCGCTAATCCCCAAAGAATTGCAGCACGCCAGCCGGCGCAACCCCCAAATGTTCGCTCTGTTTCGCTCAATGGGTCGTCACCCTGCACAAGCTCATAAAGCGCCCGCAACTGCGTGTATTCGAGTTCGCTCCAGCGTTTGACGATGCTGGGCGCTTGCTCTCGTGTGCATTGCTCCAAAGCAATGAATAACACTGCCAGGCGTTGTGTGTGCGATGCTGAAAGAATTTGCAATTCGTAACCACAATCAATTGCGTTTTGATTCACAACACTTTCAGCAACTTCCCATTTATGGAATGGAATTGTGTAAATATCAACCTTATCAAGCTGCGCTTCTTCTTTACTGCGCTCGACAATCAAATGAACGCCGTTGGCCGATTGTGTGATTTTTGATATCATTTTTTTGTCCCTTGTGTATACGTAAGCGTTTGCCCGTACAAAGCGAGTTCTTGTTTTACTGACTCAATCCAACGCGATGCCCGGTGCATTCGTTCTTCCAATCTGATGCGTTCATTTTGCTCGTGGTCTAAATCGGCTTGTAGCTCCTTGATAAATGCGATCGCTTTGTCTATTGTTTTTGTGTTTTGCTCTGTCCTGATTTTCTGTAATTCACTGATTTTCATTCTGCTGTTTCCTTTTTATTTTCGCCATTGTCTCGGCCCGCATTTCTGAAAATGTGCGGGTTGTCAAATGGGCTGGGTTGCAACATCGTTGATTTTCACAAGTTATAAAAATGGCAATGTTTCGTGGTAATTCAACTTCATGCAACCACTTGTATAACTCGCGTTGTACGAGTAGAGTTTGGCCAAATTCTCTAAATATTGGCACTGGCTGTTGTTTGCTTTTCACCGCCCCGAACCACTCCCAGCACCCATTGGCATTTGTCCTGCACCGGTTTTCTACCCGCTGCATTGGGGTTTGGTTTTGGTCTATTCTCATGCTCAACACCGTGCGCCCGTGTGCATTTTTGGCATGCCAAGCGGCTTCAGAATCTTTTTGAGAAATGCCTGCTCAAACTCTTCCGCCGGCATGCGCCCGCTGCGCCTTGTGGCGATAGCGTCCCGCTCGTAGTAATACCTAACGCATATACCCCAGCCGTCCTTGTAACTTTTTGCGCTGTAGTCCGGCTCTCTTAACTGTTTGTAGCCGAGACTTTCGAACCAGCTTATGAACAACGCAGCTTCTACGCTGCCGGTTTTGTGCGTCTCGGGCGTTTTAATAAGCCCGCTGCGGATTAAAAAATCCTCGATGCCCTGTTGGGTGTTTGAGCTGTGGTATTCAACGCCAGATATTTTGACTTTTCTCATATTGCCTTTCAATGCCCCTTTCGGGGCTTTGTTTATGCTGCCAATTTGAAGGGTTTATTCCATTTGCCAATGTTCAAGCGTACATAGTGGCCAACATCAAAATAATCGGTCATGATGTCGCTGCGGTTATAGTTGTCGGTGTTCAGCGCATTGAATATTTTTTTAAATGCTTCGGTTACTTCTGCAACTTTGGTTTCAATTGCAAAACAATAACTTGACGCTTCTGTCTGCCCAACCGCCGCAAGCAAATCTATTGGCGCTGCGCTGATTGTCATTTCAATAACTCGATAGTCACGAACTGCCAAGCTGTACTTCCAACCTTTAGGAACTACGTTTTTTAATACCGCTGCAATTTTCGCTTTTTTCTCTTGGTTCATATAAGCCATCATCTTCTCCGTTTGTTTGTTGTCGATGATGTAACTATATCAAATAATTTTATATTGTCAACACTTTTATAAATTATTTTTATTTTTTTTGTGCTCTCGCTCTTGCCCTGTACTCTATCGCCATACGCTCCAGCTCGTGCTTCGTGTGCCTGCGCTCTGTCTGATCTGCCTCAAGTGCCTCCACTTGTGCCAGTCCTATGCGCTCGATGAGTCCTTGCCGATAGGCAACATGGTTGCCGGCTAGGTATCGATTACAGTGCTTGCACTGCCCATGAGCGTTGCGCTCGTCAAACCGTAAATGTGGGCTACTGCCAACGCTTCGATAATGGCCACAATCGAACGCCCCGCCCAGCCTGTCACGGTTGAGCGGTGCGCCGCAACTAATGCACGGCCTGCGCTCATCCCTTGCCCTAATAAACCCATTAAAAGCCGCCTGCGCCTTTTTTAATAGCTGCGGCTTGGTCTGCATAGCGTCTAAGCGTTTGCGCGTCTCTGATGCCTCCTTGCGCTTTGCTTGCTTGTGTGCCTGCTCGGTCTTTTTCCTTGCCAGCTTCATGGCACACACCGCCCCACATACCTGTTGTAGTGGTCTGCTCGGGGTGAACTGCTCGGCGCAGGTCTTGCACTTTTTAAGCTTCATATTCCTGCGCCGTGAACTTCACGCCCTGTTGCGCCCCGAATGCCTCGATGAGCGTTTGAAGCTCGCTCATTTCTGCCTTCGTCATTTTGCTGGTGGATTGACCCAACGCAACAAAACCGCCCTCGATGCCTGGTACTACCCGCTGTTTTGTCTGCGCCGCCGTGAAAACGTGCTTCCATTCCTCGGCTGTCAGCGTCTGGCCGTACCAGATAACTTGATTTGATACGTCGGTGAGCATTGCCCAAAGCCTGCGATTTTGATCTAAGCTCCTTTGCTCTTGCCGTACTTCAATCACCATTTTTTGATCTGCTAGCAAGGCATTTTTAAGATATGGCCAAACTACCGTGCTCAGTGCTTTGTGCGCCGCTGTCGGCTCGGCCAGTGTGATTAGTAATCGCTCCATCAAATAATCTCCTTGAGTCGCTTTAAAATGTCTTTTCTCAATGGGGCGCTTGCAAAACGCTCGATGAATCCAAGCATGCACGCGGCTTGCACTCGTAGCGGTCTGGTACTTTTAACCAGTCGGGCGCAGCACTCAAGGCATGATGCCTCGTAATGGCCTGTTAAGCCCTGTTTGAGGCGTTTTTCGCATGCTGGGCAAGTCATACCACAACCCCTAACGCTTCACGCGCAAAACGCAGATTAATGCTCGGTATCCGCTGGCCGTTTTGGTGCTTGGCCAAAATGATGCGTGCCCATTCTTTGCCGTCGGTCTTGGCCTGCTGGCTTGCGGTCTTAAGTGCTCCGAGTTTCTCCAGCTCCAACCGTAAACGGCTCGGGTCTGGCTTTGGTGGTGGTAATTCTTGCAGGGGTTCAGGCTTTGGTGCTTGCCTGCATAAATTCTTGAACTGGATGACATTTGGCGGTCTTTCGGGTAAATGCTCCAGTGCCCAAGCAACCATATCAAGATGCTCGTTAAAATTTGAAAGCTCATGCGCCCATTGTGTTTTAACGTCATTTATCGGGCTGCCTGCCCATAATTCAAGCCAAGCCTTGCCATATGTCAAGCGCATGCGTTCGAATAGCCTATCAATTGCTTTCGGTGTCATTTTCAATCTCCAATAGTCCTGCTGTGAAATCCATGTCAATCACTTCTCGGCGGTCATCTTCCGGCCACTTCTTGCCGGTCATCAATTCATAGTCCCTGCGCTTTGCCAGCTCGTCACGCTCTCTGAAGCTCAATTGCTGAACTTTGAGTTTAGGTTCATCATCTAGCCATTCAGCCTTAAATGATGCCCATGTACGCAAAATACATTCTTGGATCACCTTGTCTATTGGCCACCCTGCTTTTTCTGCTTGCGTAGTGATTAATTGCCAAGCTGTTTGAGTTAATGGTGCATTTTTCTTTTTTCGAATAGCCAACCAATCATTCCATACCTGCTCTGATACACATTCAGGCCGCGTCACTGACGCGGTCAAAGTCTTAGTTTTACTTTTGGACTGTATTACTTCTGGTTCTTGGTTAGTGGTTAATGGTTCTTGGTTAGTGGTTCTTGGTTTATGGTTAGGTGTAGGTTCGTTCACGGACTGTGCACGGTTCGTGCTGTTTTGTTTACGCTTCGCTTCCCTCTCGACGGCGATCAGCTTGTTTATTTCTGCGTTTTTTCGGTACTTGTCTAAATCCGTTTCAATCTCTGGATGTATAAATCTGCCGTCATCTTGCTTGATAAAAAACCTTTTCAGAACGGACTGAATCGCCTGTTCTTCTTCTGGCGTTGTTGCCCAGGCCCAATCAATTGCTTCCTCTAAAGTTGGGTATTGTTCACGGTCATAGCACGCATCAATTAAAAGCGTATACGCTCCGTGCTGAAGCATGGTTAACCGTCCAGCTTTCTTAGCGTAATCGCCAATGTTTCTTTTGTAGTAGTGCATTCATTGCCCCAAAAAAAAACCCGCAAAACCTGGAGGTACGAGCTCCAGAGTCTTACGGGTCAGCCTCGCGGCTTATCAGTCAATGCGTCTCGTACACGCAACTGATAAACCGCCAAGATTTCATTTTACTACGCTTGCGCCGGCTCCTCCTGCGTTTCCTTAAATTCATTGCCGTACAGCTCTAGCAACTTCATCCGGTATTTGTGAGGAACATTGTTATACGCCCACATCTGAACGCTAGCGATGCTAGGCGCTCCGACCTGCTCGGCCAGCGCTCTGAAGCTGCCGGCTTTGCGCTTGGCGAACATAAATAAAAGGTGAAATTCGTTGTTGTTCATGTGGTCATCATAACACATAAAAATATTTTGCAATTGTCTATTGTATAAAGAAATTTTATGTTATAGTTCTCACATCAACAACATAACGGAGAAGATGATGACCACAAACATTTACACCGACGGAACAGTTACCGTGAACGCGAGGCACGTTGGAAACGTTCGCCAAGAACGGTTCGGAACTGTCATGCGGAACACAAAAGGGGCGGTCATTGCACTGCCCAAAGACCGCTACTCCCTAACGACAGAAAGCGGTCTTGAGCAGTTCAAGGCCGATCTTCTGGCCGCGCTTGCGGCCTAAGCCCGAAATGGCAAGCCCCGTTTTAAAGAATTACTAACCCGCCCGAATGGGCATAACTGGAGACAAGATGACAAAATCCGTTTACCAGCTTATCGCAGCGGTGTCGGCAGACATTGCCGCCGTAGGCATACAGAAGAATAGGCGTAACCAACAGCAGGGTTATCAATTTAGGGGGATTGATGACGTATACAACGCGTTGGCCGTGACATTGTCAAGGCATGGACTAGTAATCATGCCACGCGTTCTGTCGCGTTGCGTAACCGAACGTGCCTCACAAAAAGGCGGCATTCTCTTTTATGTAACCGTCGAGTGCGAATATGACTTTGTGTCCGCCCACGATGGCAGTAAGCACACCGTTAAAACCTTTGGAGAGGCTATGGATAGCGCGGACAAGGCCACAAATAAGGCCATGAGCGCGGCCTACAAGTACGCATGTCTACAGGCCTTTTGCATACCAACAGAAGGCGACAACGACGCCGAAAATAATACACATGAATTATGGCAGCGATCTTCAGTCGATACTATCGCTGAATACATCGCCTATGAGGCTATTCACTTAGATGCGCTGCGCGAAGCTGCCATGTCTGGCGAACCAGCGCTTGCTGCGGCTTTTAAGGCACTCAGTGGGCCATATAAAGCTCGCCTGTGGAAAACCCACGGCAACAGCCTCAAAGCCGCTGCTAAGGCCTCCGGCACTGAGGACGGGGGGGCTAAATAATGGAACAACGCAGCCCCGAATGGTACTCTGCCCGTCTTGGCCGTGTGACTGCCTCAGCCGTGTGCAACGTTTTGGCCAAGCTCAAAACCGGCAAGGAAGCGCAGGCTCGTGCAGATTACCGTATGCAACTGGTGGCTGAACGTTTAACGGGTCTTCCCGCCGACAAATATCAAACGCCGGCAATGGTGTGGGGTGTTGAAAATGAATCGGATGCGCGTTTTTTGTACGAAGAGCAAACTGGCAACCTTGTGACAGAGGTTGGTTTTATAGATCATCCTACTGTTGACTTCTCGGGAGCAAGCCCGGATGGTTTGGTGGGTAATGATGGATTGATTGAAATCAAATGCCCAAACACCAAAACACACATTGAAACGCTGCTGGCCAAGGCTTGTCCTGAAAAGCACATGCCTCAGATTCAATGGCAGCTGGCCTGCACTGGCCGGCAGTGGTGTGACTTTGTCAGCTTTGATCCACGAATGCCCGAGGGCTTGGAAATGTTCGTTTGCACGGTTGCGCGTGACGATGAGTATATTTCAATGCTCGAAACGGAAATAACAGCGTTTCTTGCAGAAATTCAACAAATTATTGAGAAATTGGGGGTTTAACCATGGATATATCGTTCCACAACGTGAAAGAAATTAAATTGCTGAGAGACGAATTGCCAAGCCGTGACCTTATAACCATGATCATTAAACACGGTAATGGACTTGTACAAGAGATTGAACTAACGGGAAACGAATACGACCCGTTGCCAATCGTTTTTGAATAGTGGGCTAATCCAATCCGTGAAGCCCATCATGGCAAAAAGCCCCTGCTGCCAAAAAACTCGCGCCCACGACATCTCGGGGAATAAGCAGGGGAAACGGGCAATCATTAACCAACATTGAAAATTAAAAATGAACATTGACAACTTAACATACGGCGAATTGAAACAAATCGCAGCACTATTTTCTGGCTCTATCCAGAATGGCCAGCCCGACTTGTCCACCAGGAAAAGCATACACGCTGAATTTATCGGCAAATTCTGCATTGCCCGATGCCCCAACGCCGGTGTCCATGCTGGTGAGGTGGTGAGTGTAGACGGTGAGACGGTTGTACTAAAAAACAGCCGCCGCCTGTGGAAATGGAAAGCTAAATTAGGTATTGCTTTATCTGGCGTGGCGCAACATGGCCTTGACTTGTCTGGTTCAAAACTAGATGAGGTCAATCCTCAAATTCTGCTGAATGGTGTTTGCGAGTTAATTGTTTGCTCGGCAGAGGCACAAAGGTCAATATCATGAGCGTAGGTTCCGGTGACGGTTTTGGTAACGGTTCCGGTGACGGTGACGGTTACGGTGACGGTTCCGGTTACGGTGACGGTTACGGTGACGGTGACGGTTTTGGTTCCGGTTACGGTGACGGTTTTGGTTCCGGTTCCGGTTCCGGTTCCGGTTACGGTGACGGTTACGGTTACGGTGACGGTTACGGTGACGGTTACGGTGACGGTTCCGGTGACGATTAACTTGCT